TGATGTACCACTTGAACCTGAAGTTCCTGAGACACCTGAAATATCGCTTTGTCCTGATGTACCTGCTGAACCAGTTGTACCTGAGGTACCACTTGTACCATTTGTACCTGAAGTTCCTGAGCTACCTGAAGTGCCTGAGGTACCTGATGTACCACTATCTCCAGCACTACCTGAAGTACCTGAAGAACCGCTAGTTCCTGAAGCACCTGAAATGTCGGATTGACCTGAAGTACCTGCTGAACCGTTTGTACCACTCGTACCTGAAGTACCACTTGAACCTGACGTTCCTGAAGTACCAGTATCACCAGCAGAACCTGATGTACCTGAACTGCCTGAAGTGCCTGAAGCACCTGAAATATCACTTTGACCTGAAGTACCAGCACTACCATTTGTACCACTTGTACCTGAAGTACCACTTGAACCTGATGTTCCAGCTGTTCCTGAGGTACCTGAAGTACCTGAGGTACCACTATTACCTGCACTACCACTAGTTCCTGATGAACCAGAAGTACCACTTACACCTGAAATATCGCTTTGACCTGATGAACCTGCTGTACCTGTTGAACCCGAAGTACCTGAGGTACCACTTGTTCCTGATGAACCCGCTGTACCTGAAGTACCTGAATCACCTGCACTACCTGAAGTACCAGAACTACCTGAAGTACCTGAAGCGCCTGAAATATCTGATTGACCTGAAGTACCTGCCGAACCTGTTGTGCCTGAAGTACCACTAGTACCATTAGTACCTGAGGTACCTGAGCTGCCTGATGTGCCTGAAGTACCAGTATTACCTGATGAACCGCTTGTACCAGATGAACCTGAAGTACCTGAAGCGCCTGAAATATCACTTTGTCCTGATGTACCTGCTGAACCAGTTGTACCTGAGGTACCTGATGTACCCGAGCTACCTGAAGTGCCTGAAGTGCCTACAGTTCCTGAAGTACCCGAAGCACCTGAAGATCCTGAAGTACCACTTGAACCTGATGTACCACTTACTCCAGAAATATCACTTTGTCCTGATGAACCAGCTGTACCAGTTGAACCACTAGTACCAGATGTACCTGAAGTACCTGATGAGCCCGAGGTACCAGAAGTACCTGTATCTCCTGAAGATCCTGATGTACCTGAAGAACCACTAGTTCCTGAAGCACCTGAAATATCGCTTTGTCCTGAGGTACCTGCAGATCCGTTTGTACCAGATGTACCTGAAGTTCCTGATGAACCTGAAGTTCCTGCTGTTCCTGAAGTACCTGATGTGCCTGAATCTCCAGCACTACCTGAAGTACCTGATGAACCACTAGTTCCTGAAGCTCCTGAAATATCTGATTGGCCTGAAGTACCAGCTGAACCTGTGGTACCACTTGTACCACTAGTACCATTTGTACCTGAAGAACCTGAAGTACCTGCTGTACCTGCTGTTCCTGAAGTACCTGAGTTTCCAGATGTACCTGAAGAACCTGAAGTACCTGATGTACCACTTACTCCTGAAATGTCACTTTGTCCTGATGTACCCGCAGATCCGTTTGTACCAGAAGTACCTGAGGTACCTGAAGAACCACTAGTACCTGATGTACCCACGGTTCCTGAAGTACCTGAGGCACCTGAAGATCCTGAAGTACCTGAGGAACCTGAAGTTCCTGAAACTCCTGAAATGTCACTTTGTCCTGATGAACCTGCTGTACCTGTTGAGCCGCTTGTACCTGAGGTACCAGCTGTACCGGATGTACTACTTTCTCCGGATGAACCTGAAGTACCAGCTGAACCTGAAGTTCCTGCTGTTCCTGAAGTACCTGAACTACCTGATGTACCACTAGAACCTGCAGTACCTGATGTACCTGAACTACCAGAAGTTCCTGAAGTTCCTGATGAACCTGATAAGGCATCTTGACCCGAAGAACCATTAGTACCAGATGAACCTGCAGTACCTGAGGTACCTGAAGTACCTGAACTACCTGAAGTACCAGCTGAACCACTAGTACCTGATGTACCCGAAGTACCTGATGTACCTGCAGTTCCGTTAGTTCCTGATGAACCTGAAGTACCTGAGGTACCGTTTGTACGAGAAGCTCCTGATTGTCCATGACTACCAAAAGTACCTGAACTACCTGAGGCACCACTAGTTCCTGAAGTACCAGTGTAACCTGAAGTACCTGCAGTTCCTGAAGTACTAGATCTACCTGATGATCCTGTTTTTCCACTAGAACCACTTGTACCTGATGTACCAGATGAACCCGTAGTACCGGAAGTACCTGTAGTACCTGAGGTACCTGATGTACCCGATGAACCTGCAGTACCTGAGGTACCTGAAGTACCTGCTATACCACCAGCTCCTGGTAAGGTTCTATATTGAATTTTATTAGTTACAGTATCATAAGTAGCTACTGTAAGTAGGTCAGGTCTTTCAGTAAGATAATCAATAGTTAAAGGATCAACTCCTTTAATATGCATAGAACCTGTTAAACCAAGTTCTCCTGTGTTATAGTCGTATGTAAACTTATTTGAACCACTTAAATTCAAATCAGCGGGTGAACCTGAAGCAAATTGAACTGTCTTATCTTCACCCCCAGCTGAATCAGCTTCTGGGATATCGATTAAAACGCCACCTCCGGGAAGAGATGTTACATTAACTCCAGAACCTGTAAAGTAAAAGGATTGAGCGTAATTTACTTGGGCACCATTATAATAAACTTGGACACCCCCAATACCGGGCATCCCACTTAAGTCTATACTGTGAGAAACAGGGGGGTTACTACCCGTGAAATAAAAATTAATTGTATTTCCGGACAATGAGCTAGAGTAGTAAAGCGACTGCCAGTTGGTGTCTACTTCATTCCAAGTTAACTCGGAACCCTTGTTTGACCTTAGTATAATGCTCATTTTTATTTATAAATATTAACGAAATTAGTATTACTCCTCAAAAGTTGTAGGGTTTGCAGAACTTTGTATTTCTGTTCTGTCGGGATAAGAGGGGGTGATATCGTTAATATTTGAAACATTCTCCATACTAAAAATAATTTGTGTTTTTTTATTAAATTTCTTCAAAGCTGTTAATTCTTTCTGTATTGTATCTGGAACAACATATCCATATAACTTTAATTGGAATGTTGCTTTTACTGTTCTTTCACCACCCTGTACTAATTCAGTTGGTGTAGCAAAGTTGTCTATAGTTGCTCTAAATTTAAAGCGTTCGGGGTTACCCCAATATGAATCTGAAGCATAGTTAATGGCTTCTACTACCTTATTAAGTTGCTCAATATAATATGTGGATACAATAAAATCATACGTTATATTCACATAGTCTGGTATAACAACGGTGTAATATTGAACATCAGGGGTTCTGTTGTTTAATAAATCAAAGTTGTTATAGGCGCTTTTATTCGAGTATTTTTTTGTAAATATTTGAACATTATTAGGATTATTAGCATCCAATTTTTTTGTTAAAGACCTATTACGTTCAATACTATCACGTTTAAATGTGATAAGAGGCATCATAATTTTACCTTTCTTATCTCTATAATATCCATCTTTTTGGATCTGTTTCCATCTTTCAGGAGACCCATAAATTACAGGTACTTTTTGTACTACACCATTTTGTTGTACTGTAGGTTTGATAACATTTTCCATATAATAGAAAATTGCTTCATCAATTTCTTTAAAACCTAAAGTAAATGGTTTAGTATTATCATCTCTAAATGACACTTGGTTACCTCTATTAAATGTAGAGGAAGAATTAGGATTGCCAGCAGTCATCCCATTATCAGGGTTAACATAAGAATCCTGTTGAGAAATGCTAATTTCTCTTTGAGTTTTAGGAGTTGGTATTTTTCCTCTTTCTGCCATTAGATATATCTTTCTTGTGTAATACCTACTTTATCAGCTGGTACATAATGTGTTTCACAGATAATAGAAATAGACGAACCAAATTCTTCTAATCCAGGATTAAGTGGGTTTGTAGCATTTGGGTAATCAGGATTCTTACCAACAAAATATTGGTTAGAAATAATATTATCTACTTCATAATATCCTTCGTTATACATAATAATATCTCCTACTTCTGGAACCAAGTCTGCTCCATAAAGAGTAGTATCTAGGTTAAAATCTTTATTTTTATCTAACAAATCATCTCTAAGGAATTTAAATGTGGCACCCCAGCTAAAATCTGTACCTAAATCTGTTTCAGGATATTCTTGGTCTCTTCTTTCTACTAAACAATTCAGTAAAACCGGACCCATATAATACTTTTCTTCAGCTGCTTCACCATAGAGATTAATTTTAGTTTCCTCTATTTTAAATTTATAGAAAGAACACTGTTGGGTGATTATATCACCCATCAGCTCTCTGTTTATATGTCTAAACAGACTTATATCTCTTTGACCTCCAAATAATGCCATATTATCCTATATAAATTGGGAATGGAACTTGAGACAATTCTTTTTGTCTGTAATCCGTTTCCAATGATCTTCTTTCTAATAATTTTTCTCTTGAAGTTTCATCAAGATAAGCTCTTAATCTATCAATTAAAGCTGTTTTGTCTGCCGTAGCTGATGATAACAAATCGGCTTGGTTCATAGTTACTTCAGCCCCAGGAATAGGAACTTGAGTATATTTGCCACGAACATATCCTAACATTTCTTTACACAATGCTAAAGCATATTCAAAAACCCAACTTCTACCTACAGAGTTAATCTGTGTGTAAATTGGATTAGCATAAGGAACATTTGAAACATTTGAAATTGAGCCTGAGTTTCCTGTAATACTATTTGCTAATCTTTCAGATTTAAGTAAGAATTGGAAATATAAAGTATCCATTTCAATAATACTATCTGATGTTGGGATTGGGAATAATCTTAGTTTATTATTTTGTATTTCAAATGAATAATTTGATCTTCTAATTTGATCATTTAATTCAATTTGCTGAATAATTTGTAAATCATAGTTAATAGGCATTAATACAAAATTAATTGCTGGGGAATAATTACCCCACCCAAAACTATCCATTAAATTCATTACACCTTGACCTGATCCAACATAAGGATCAAAATATTTCATAATTGCAGGAGGTGCTTCATAAAATACTCTTTTAATCTCAATGTCCTTATCATCATACCCTTCTGAAATAGCCCAAGCATTCAAATCATAATCTTGAACAGAAGCTGTTAATGGGATAGAACCTGTGTGCCAGTCTACATTACCTCCTGTTCCGGCTTCTGTACCGTATTGTTCAGAAAGTTTAATAATTACTCCCATATTAGGAGTAACTTGTGAAAATGCTAGAGAAGAACTACCATTAACTACAGGGATATCATTTGAAATACTCGCTCCTTCTAAAGATAAATAATCTTGTCTTACTTTATAAGCATATACTTCATTACCATAAATGGTTACAGCTTCTTCAAAAGCCGCATAAAAGTTTTTATCTTGTAATTCAACATCTACTATAGGATATCCTAATCTTCGGGCAGCGAACGTAGCAAATCTATCAGCATCTGTTTGAAATGCAACA